TATATAAGTTAAAACTATAAGTGTAACAAATGCTATAGACCAGTGTGATAATATTTTCTTCATAGTACTATTTAGTATTGGCGTCAGCAGCTAGTTTCTTTGCAAATTGCATCGCTGTCATGCCACCAGAATAAATCACTTCTCTAGGCAGTTCTTTTAGTTTTAGTTCAACATCTTTAATTAACTTCTCAAACTTTGACTTCTCTGCACAAGGCGTTCTCAGTCCGTTGTTTATGTTTGTGTAGTTCGTCAAAAGAAGTTCTAGTGTTTTCTTATTCATATTATTCTTGTAGAACTGTAACAGAACAACCAGTTGCTGTCTGACAGTTATTGGTTAATGTGTATGATTGATTTGAATTACTATTTTGTATTAGGTCTAGGTCTGTTGTGTATGCACCAGTTAAATCTATTGTTGCTGTATGAACGCCATCGCCTTTTTGTACCATAGACTGTTCACCATTATCAGTTCGTACTGTAAAATATAATGTCTTATTTCCATTACCCTTTTGTTTAAAAAAGATGTCGTTATTATCACCACCGTATGTGTAGATTCTAGCATTGTGGTCTGCATTACCTGTACCAGTTTCTTGTGAGCCTTTTAAATCTGTATTGCCTGAATGTAAATCTAAGTTGACTGTGTGTCCGCCATATTCTGCTGTAGCACTAGACTCACATGTTGAATCATTCACATCTGTAAATGTTTTACCTTGGCATATGTGAACATTATTATCATTCGTGTTGATATGAAATCCTATAACATTTACATCTGAGCCTGTTGTATTGTACTGTTCAAATTTTAAACTGTTACCTGAACCATCTAAGTCACCACCCCAAGCTTGACCAGAACCCCAATATGAAACCCAACTTATTGTATTGTCATTTCCTGTTTGGTCAATATCAACTGTGTTGTTGTCGTGTGATACTGACAAGCGAACTACATTATCATCACCGTCTTGTGTGATGTCTAAATTAAAGTTATTGCTCGTGCCGACCTGTGTGATGTATATTTCGTTATTAGCAAATACAGACCCAATCATAAAAAAGACTGGGATATATAATATTAATAATACTAATACACTACTGACTTTGGATAATAGTGATTTCACTTTCTATTCCTCCTAACTCAAAATCTATAAGTTCAAAATCACCCATCTGTATATTCATCATATAACTATTTTCTTGTTCAAGTCTTAACTCAACAGTACTACCACTTGCACCTTCTCTGTGAAAATACCATTGTGGTTCTTCGTCTAATATTGTAATGCCTGTTTCTTTATCTTTGCCTAACTTAAAACCATAAGCACTTTTCTTCTTATCAAATTCAGAACGCATCTGTAATGCTAACTGACGATTTAGTTGTTCTAAAACATCTTCTAAGAAGTTCTGGTCTAAGAAGTCTACATCAAGCATTGTTACATACTCATCTTCTTCTATTTCTAAATAATCTATTTCTAATTCTTCAAACTTTAGAAAGTCAATATCAAGTGCAGTCGCAACCTTGTTTAGTTCTTGGGTTGCTATTGCTTCTTTAATCTCTCTAGGTTTAGATATGATGAGTAGGTTGTTGATAAAGGCTTCTTCTAGGTCTACAATGACTGGTTTTAGTGGTCTGCTTGAAATAGTGTCTACAACCGTTGCCTGAAACGCCTGATTCATTATTACCATGCCTGCATCAGACTCAACTGATATTTCGCCCACGAAACAGTTGCCATTTGTATCACATGATGGCAATAGAATGATAGTAGAACTGCCCACTTCGTCTATCGTCATTGAGAAATCTGTACCACGAACACCAATTGTAGCAGTCGGTGTTTTTATCTGTACATTCGTTGGGCTTGTTTTTGCGATTTGACCAGAGGCGTATCTTACTGTGCCGAGAGCCGCTTTAAGTGATAGTGAACCTGTCTTTGTATTTGGGTCGTAGACAAACTCGTCAATGATAAGTTTAGAATGTTGAGTAACATCTACTCGTGTGTCATCAATAAAGCCAATAGCAACTTTACCTTTACCTGTCTTAACAGTATCATACTGAAATATATCTAAATCTTTTTTGGCATCAACATCTTCACCATCCGTTCTTTCGATATTGGCATTACCTTCGTGTAAGATAACATCGCCAATTATACTAGCGAATGATGAAAATGTTATAAACCATAATATAATAAAAAGTCGCACATTAATCTCGTTGAATAATATCTACATTTGCTGAGTTACCATTAACTGTCATTGTGATATGGTCTCCACTACCACCAGTCTGTAAGATAACATAATCTGCACCTGTACCATCATGGTGTAAGTTAAGTGTACTTGCATTATCTTGGTCGATATCAGCCGTAAAGGTTGTGCCGTTTGCATCTATGTTGACTGTACCTGTACTTGTTTGTTCGATACTGACATTCACATTATCGCCATTCGTATCTAGGTTAATTGTACCTGTAGATGTCTGGTCTATATCAAATGTACCACCAGCGCCATTCAAACCATCTGAAGTCTGCCCGAGAATTGTTCCGTTTGTATTGAATACTGCATGACCTGTCTGATTAATATTAACTGTCTTAACAGCACTTGATGTACTTCCAGTGGTCGTTAATGTTACTGTACCACCAGCAGTTTGTGTAATATCAAGGTTCTGTGAATCACCAGTTGTTACTACTGTCGCCGAGTTATCGTAAGAACCCGATTGAACGACATCAACATCAGCCGTGATACCAGTTTGTGTCATAATTAAAGTATGACCTGCAACATCACCATTGTCGTCAATATTGATTAGATAGTTATTTGAATCGCCATCAATTGTTAATGTTAATACTACACTTGTACCGTCAATAGAAGCATTAACAACAGTACTATCTGTACCTGATTGACCAACAATATCAATGTCTGCATTATCACCAGACTTACTCCCAGTAAGTCCAATGTCTACATCAATGTCTTGTGAGTTACCTGTAAAATTAATTACTGCATTAATATCATCACAACCTGAAGTTGCACCAGCAGAATCACAATTGAAATCGATATTACTACTATTACCTTGTAGATTAAACACACCAGTGAAACTATCACCTTCAATATCAAAGGTGATTAAGTTACTATTACCGACTTGGTCGATATTAAAGTTTGACGCTGTGCCAGACACAGTAGATGCTGTAGTAGAATTACCTACCTTGTTGCCATCGCCGTCTTGTAATACATCAAATACTAATGAAGCACCTGCTTGTGTTACATAAATTTTATTTGCAGCCATCGCTGACATGCTCATCAGAAACATAATAAAGAAAGTTAAAAATCTCAAGATTACTCTCCTTGTTTCTCCGAAATCGGATGTTTTGGTACCCAATCGTCAAGTTTTATATCAGATTGAGCTATATTTATGTCTTTATCGTCTGCAATGACAGGTTCTGCCCATTCCCACAAACCTAGTTCTTTGCCTTCGTAAAGCATCTGTAAAACACCATACTCTATTGCAGTACGAATCGCATAATTCACAGGTTCGTTAGCTGCATTGCCAGACTCTATCTCTAATGCTCTGGTTCCTAAATCTAAGAATCTAAATACATCTGAACCATTACTTGTACTAGCAATTGTTTTCGTTGATGATACAGTTAGTAAAATCTCACCTGTCTGTACACCAATCAATCTTAATGATACTGTTACTTGGTCTGTTCTATATTGGTCGTTTACGCCTAAACCAAGAAATCTCGCCCCAGCACCACCACTCGTTGTATTCGTATCATAACCAACAATACCACCCTCTAATATTAAACCAGCAAACAACATGGGTGATAAACTATCTGTTGCTAGTGAACCATCATATAATTCTCTTGTGCTTCTTATGAGTTGTCGTTCTTTAACTAAGTTATCTAAACTTGCCCGCTCAACAACTGTAAACCAATCACCATGTGCAACTGCCATTAGAGCCTGAATAACCCAAACATCTGCACCNTGTGAAACTGCTGTTGATANACCAACCTGTTTTCTTTGACCAGTCTTATCAGGAAAATCATANACCGCAACTGTAATCTTTACTGGGTTGCCTGTAACACTATCTGTAGGCATACCAATAAGTGGGGGCATTTCCTGTAACAATGTCTTAGTTGGCGTTCCTTGTGTGAACGGCATCTCGCCCTCGATTGCCTTTGTGTTTGTAGTACCACAGGCACCTACTAAACAAGATAATAACGCTATTGCCAAATATTCCATATTCATAATTTTAAAATTTAAAGTCGCCGACTGGTACAACTAATTGTGTTAATGAACCGTCAGCGGCAGTAACAGTTAATGTAATTGTTTCTGCTGTTTCATCTTTTACCCAGGCAACAGTTGAACCATCAGGTAGTGTTGCTGTACCGCTCAATGGGCATTCTAATTCGGTTGTAGAGGCATCTTCAGTACAATTCGTACCAAACATATTATCAACCATTTGTTTAGATAAGTTTGCGAATATACGACTTTCAACATTCGTTACAAACTTGGCAAGGGTAGTATTATTGGCTGCTCTTTCTGCTTTAGCCTGTGCTGAAAGTAGGTCATCTAAAACCGATTTCTTTCTATTATATTCAAGCTGTGATATTGATAGCACATGACTAGAATATCCTTCACCACTAAACGACGGATTATTAAAACCAAAAGTTAAATCACTTGATATAACCTGAGCACTATAAACAATCAATACACATAAAATTGTTTTTATTAATGTTTTCATACTACTATTTATAACAATTTAAACCATAAAAAAGGGGACCGAAGCCCCCTTTCTGTTTTACTAAATTACTTCTTCCAAAGTGACCATAAGATTGCGATTGTTACTAATCCTACTAAACCTTCGTTACCTAGGCTTGCGACTATACTAGAGATGTTGTCGATAACACCTAAAGATAGAAATGGTACATTTGCACCAAAGACTACTTCTAATGCTACTGATAAACCAATTAGTTGTACAGCAACTGTCGTTATATTACCTATTGTATCCGTTATATTTTTCCACATAAATTTTCTCCTTTTATGTTATTTTGTTTTTGATATCTCAAACTTCATTCATAATAAGTGTTAATATTTAGACAAAAAAAGGGTTAGAACACAAGATTCTAACCCTTTAGTAGTGAAAACAGGTGGAGAGTTTACTCGTCCTCTTCTGCTAACTTACTGAAATAACTCAAAGTTTCGTCTGAATCATCATCAGCAGTAGTCGCCGAAACAGGTGTCGGGGAACTTACTGTTTCTTCTACAACTGACTCTACTTTAGGTGTTGCAGGTGGGATTGCAACATCTTCAGCGGTGCCAGTATTCCTAACGCCAGAAAGAACTTTGTCAAGCTTTGCTTTTAATTCATCATATGATTTAAAGTTCTCTGGTGCGAGAAATGGTTTTAATGGAAATTGTTTATTCCATATTTCTTCTATTGCCTCGTCATTTGGCGCAATCGCAGACGGACTATCAAATTCAGATTTGTCATAATTCCAGTAACCATCAACTTTTCTGATTTTCAGTTTAAAGTTTGCACCTTCCCAAAAGTCAAATGGGTTGATAGGTGTTTCATCTTCAAACTCAGGCTTCATCGCTTCAGTAATCTTATCAAAGATTTTCTTACCGAACTTATATAGTTTTACTTGACCTTCGTTTTCAGGATGTTTAGGGTCACTAATAATCATAATGTTTGCAGTATAAGAAAGTTTACGCTTTCTCTTTCTTGCAATGTCTTTATCTGCCTCAACGCCAGAATTCCATAACAAACTGTTTGCCTCACTAATCGGACATTTCTGATTAAGAGTTGTCAAACTGTTTTCAATCAACCAGCCACCTGGTCCTTGAAACGCATGTGACCATAGTCTTGCCCATGGTAAATCTTCATCTTGTACTGCTGGTAGAAAACGAAAAACAGCATACCCATTACCAGACTTATCGAGTTCTGGTTTCCAGAATCTATCGTCTTGATATGAGTTTGTTTGTCTTTGTGGTTCTGCTACTTTTGATAGTTCACCCATTAGGGTGTCTAAGTTGTTTGAGCGTTTTAACGCTGATAGACTTGATGTCATATTTTTTCTCCGTATGA